AAGTTTCCATCTTCATAGGCAATACCTAAACCATATGCAGTATATTGACATCCGAAATCTGAGAATCGTTTCGACCAATTTAGATTACCATTAGTATCAAATCTTAAAAGAAATGCTGGGACTCCTTCTGATTGAGTATTTGATCCAGCAAAAACATAAACATTATTATTTTCATCAGTAGTAATATTAAATCCATTACCAGAACTATCATTAAATCTATTGTTGATAGTTTTTTCCCAAATTCTTGATCCATCAGCATTGGCATACTTACCAACATAAATGGTATCGTTATTTCCAGGAATGGTTATAACATAACCAGTAACTACAACATTACCTTGAGTATCAATCGCTAAATTATAATCTGCTTCATTATTAGTGTGAAACAAGAAATTATGATATAGTAAAGTTCCTGTTGAATTGAACTTACACATTAACATTTGAGTTAGATTATTACCAGAATCTACCATCTGACCCACAGTAAATACGTTACCATTTGAATCAGTAGCAATCGCAAATTCTGATTGTCTGTATAAACCTGTTAAATTTGTTTGCCAAACAATATCACCATTAGTGTCCATCTTGACAACATAGGTATTATTTTGTGGATGATTAAATTCGTTTAAGGATAAGAAAATATTATCGTAAGAATCAATGAATAATGCATCGCTATATTTGTAGGATCCACTGGGACTACCAATTTGCTTCTGCCAAACTTCATTACCATGCGTATCAAATTTAATAACATAATTTGTATTTGCTGAGTTATCATCTGCTCCAAACAGATAAGAATTATTATTACTATCAATTACAACACTTGATCCATAATTGACATTTGATGTTGTCATGTCACCAATAGTAGCGATCCAAGAACTTGGAATGTTTGATTTTATAACAATAGATTCGTTAGTATGTGTAGTTGAAATAATATTATTAGTAAATGTAATGTTACCTGTTACAGCAAATCCTAAATTTAAATTAGCGACATTTGCAAGATAACTCGAAACAGCATTATAATTGATGTCAAAAATTGCTAGATTCGAAGCCTGTGGCTGATGAGCAATTGTAATTGGCATTGGGAAGTTATTAGCGTAATATGTCATCTTTCTAACCTATATTTGCGGTGTTTGTTTTGGTGTGCCAATTGGAAATGTAACTGGTTGTCCCTGATCATTATAGAACACAGTCTCTAAGTCATCAATTGAGTCAACAAATATAGTATTATTATTTACAGCAGGAACTTGAGAAGGATCGCCGAATGGATTGTGCTCACTAAAATCAAGAATTTGATCTGCTTCTTGTCCCAACTCAGTATTATTATCTAACAGACTGTTTGTATTATTTAGGCTATCGTAACTATAGAGCATGAAGCTTGCACCTGAGCTTGCTCCGACTATAGAGACGTTTGGAGTAAATAATCCGTGAATTTGCTTTAATTCTAGGAAAGATGTTGGAAGATTCCAAGAAACAACAGTTGCGGTAGCTGTTGCGCTAGCAAGATTAGCTCCCTGATATACCTGCTCTCCAATCTCATATGTCCCAAGACCATTACTTACCATTTCAAATTGATATGTGATGGCTTGCGTGTTGATCGCATCATCAATCTCAGTGATGCCTGTTTCGACATTTTCATTATTATATCGGAATCTTTCACAGACTAATTCAAATCCATAGAAATTCTTTTGTCCGAATGCATAGAAAAAGTGCTGCTGATTGACAAATTTGATTTCAAATAATGCTTGAAAATTGGTCAACCAAAGAAGATCTCCTTCACGCGGTCTTGAGTATGTTGATGGAACTCTGCGAGCAAATGCATCAGTCGTCATTAAAAATCGAACTTGGTGTTGAATCTCTAAACCAAACTTGCTGAACAGTTCATTCCCTTCAAAATTATCTACATTCTTAATGTAAACTTCTACTGGGTATGCAGCTTCAAATTCTTTTGTAGGATCGTCACCAAAAATAAGATCAACGTGAGATTCAGATGATCGTGGAATATACATCGAGTCGATGCCCCAGATCTGTATTGTCTCATTTATTAAATCATTATACAGGCGTTGTTCTGGCTTAGAATCGTAATTATTGAAGTATTGAGAAATCATTGCTCTATCCAGTTTCCCATTGCGGAGGCATTGAGTAGAGATCTCTTAACTCAGTTTCTAATTCTTCTTTTTCTTTGATTGCCTCATCATAAATTTCTTGCCCATTGAGAGCAATACCACCAGGGAGTTGAACTCCTGCGAATTTTTTGAGGTTAGAACCCCATTGTTCTTTTATCAAACAGGTCGTATATTTTTTTAGCCAATTATCATTCCAAAAATTGGTATTTGTGCTCGGATCTAATACTGCCCATGCCTCAGCAACAATCCATGCTCCTGCTCCAACCTTTCCAACCCAGTCCACATCTATAAACAAACGATTGTCATATTGATTATAACGAATAGGAACTTCGCCAATGAATAACATTTCTAGAGTGCGGATATGTTGATTAGCTAATTCGAAGTAAACATAATCAGCTGAAGAGAAGTCGTATAATTCGTTCAAACGAATCTGATAGTTGATATCAAACATATTGAAGCTATTTGTAGCTGCAGAATTAACTGCATCAGTAGAAAGAGTAAATATTCTATTGATTCCTATAATGAAAGGATCTACGGGAATCCACCCATTATTAATATCATCTTGAGTGACAACGTGTCTCATGTAGACTTTGGTGACAGCGTCGAAATGCCACTGTTGCCACATTGCAATAGCTTCGTCAATGCGATCTTCGACTTGATCTGGATCTACGTTGATTTCAATAACAGGAAATCCGAGTCTTTTTAGACAATAATTTCTTAAACCATCTCTACTTGCTGGGATTGCCATTATTTTTACCGCTTTTAGTTGTTTCTATGACCTCATCTTATATTTATAATTATCAAGTCCAAGGTGGAGAAAGAATTGTGATAGGAGGATTTAATATACTTTGAATTTCACCATCTAAATTTGACTGAATCTGAGAGACAGTATTTGCACCTAAAGACCCCTGAACCCAACTAATAACAGTATCTAGGGTTAGATTTGCGTATTCTATGAAAGGGTCATCTGAATTATATACAATTTGAACATTATCGCTCATACCAACCGTTATTCCTGAATCGCTATCAGTATCATTGACTCTATAATAAACAGAACTCACAACATTTGCAATATTATTTGCCGTATCTGTGAATGTTGTCATACTGTCGACAGTCCAAACATATGTTGAAGACATCTTATACTCCTATTGCCATCCAGTTTACAGTATTTGCTGTTGTACTATTTGTTCTTACGTTAAATGTAGTCGTATTAGATGAAGTAATAAATGCTGCACAGTTAATGTTAGCACCAGTTGCAGTCACACCACCTTGAACTGTTGTAGCTGTTATTTGATATAATGCGGTAAAAGCTGATGGGAATGTTACTGTGGTGTTTGCGTTTGTTACTGAAACATTACCCCATTGGAATAATAATCCATTGGTTAATCTGCTGAATCCATTAGCTGATAGTGTAACTGCGGTTCCAACGTTTGCCGTATTTCCTGTAACTTTTGCTGTAGTCACAAAAAAGTTAGAACCGACGTTTAAGTTAGCAGTAACGTTGGCAGTTGTAACGAATAAGTTAGAACCGACGTTTAAGTTAGCAGTAACGTTGGCAGTTGTAACGAATAAGTTAGAACCGACGTTTAGATTGGCGGTCACCGATAAATTACCAGTAGAAGTATTCTGAGTGACTAACAAATTACCAGTATTTGCAATATTAGCTGAAATTGATAAGTTACCAGTAATAGCAACGTTACTGGTATTCGATATGTTTAGGACGTTTGTGCCATTAGATTGTAAAACAAGGTTTGCATTAGAACTAGTGTCAGTCCCAATCGTTAATGTTGAACCAACGATTGATGAGACGTTTGCTGTTGATGAAACGTTTAAAGTTCCTGATATTGTTGTGCTTAATAATTGTGCCATGTTTATTTCCCGATATTATTCATTATTTAGGTCCTATTCAATAAACTGTGATGAAACAAAAGTACCATTTGCGTATAATTTATGTATAGAGGGAAATGTAGGATTATACGTTAATATAGTAGAAACAGATGTAACAGAACCAGAAGTAGTTGGAACACCAGAGTCACTCCAAGTAACGCTAATTGGCGAAGTGTTACTTGTAACAAAATCTGCAATAAAACCACATTGATAAGTTAATGAATTATTTTGAGTTAGGAGAAAATTAAAACTGTTACCAACGGTAAAATTAGCAGTATATCCAGCGTATGCATAATAATCTCCAGCAAATAATAGTGCTAGTTCATTCGTATTAGATGAAGATGTCGATGTGGTCAAAGAATATGTTACAGGACTTACTGTGGTGTTTCCAGTTGAATAATATGCAACATCATCCCCGCCAGAATTTAATATCTCTACAAAAAATAAGGTTCTGTTACCTGCATTTGAATTTGTGAAAGTTACTGTGTGGTTTGCTCCGCCTATGCCATTAACACATTCGTAAATTATATTATATTTACCATTACCATCTGGACCAAATGTTCCTTTGGAGACGTAATTGTTACCAAAACTGTCAGTCATAGAAACAAAACTACTAGTGTACATATATGCTAAAAATGTACTACCACGAGTTTGAGTTGTTACTGGTGGTGTTGTGGCTGTAGTAGAGTTGTTTGATATTGTATATGTATTTGCGCCAATTGACGGTGGGTTGCCAGTAGAACTTTCAACCATTGTTTTAACTTGAACATTATTACTTGAATACATTTTCATTGCTGGACCAGCAGCAGATGATTCAATAAAATTAGAAGATTGAAATGCACCATTAGCATACATTTTAATAGGTAATGCAGGAATCAATATCAATTCAAAAACATATGTCTCAAGGGACGTCCCGCCCGTACCTGCAGTAAATGATCCGTTATAAGATACAGTATGACTTGAAGGATCAGTATAACCAGCAACTGCTATAGGTTCGCAAGTATATCCAGTAGTCGGTGCATAAGTCGCATTAGTTTGAGTAAATCCTGAAGGAATAGTTGTGCCAGCTACATAATTTCCTGATCCACTTTCACCTTCAGGATTACACCCTGCGCCAATCCATAAAACAAAATTACCTGTTCCTCCAGTTGCTACTGACGGACCATTTAATGGCACAGCAGTTCCTTGACCCTGATATGCACCAGCAGCAGTATTCGCGCCACTATTACCAAAGGTCGAACTGGCACCTGCAACAGAAAAAGCAACAATACTCCACCCACCACCAGCGTCGCCAATGTTTGTAATTGTCCATGTTCCTGATTCTGTACCTGTAGCAACTTTAGTAAACACAGTAATCGTTCCATACTGTGTTGTACTATTGGTGGTTGGTGATAGAGTTTGAGTGAACCCAGACGGAGTTGTATACTTTGGTGAAGCGGCAGAAGCTTGAACAATTACAACAACAATAATATCTCCCGCAGCAATACTGCTAGGAACCGCAACAGGTATACTGGTTACTCCATATGTGTTTGAAGTGTTGCCTGTTAAATTTGCTCTAATTGAGATTGTCATTACAAATTATCCTAAGAAGGTGAAGTCAAGAGACGTTGTGCTGACATTCCAAGAGATAGAGAA